TATCAATGTTTAAAAATTTGGCTTCAAATTCCTTCGGCATTTTATGGTTGCTATATATAGTTGATTTTATAATTTTGAAGAAAATAAAATTGTAGCAAAGTGTTATAATTTTATTAGATGTAAAGGTTCAACGACGTTTGATATTTTTTCTGGTTTTTCTTTTCAAGGTTCGTTGCTTACGAGTTTTTTTATTATTACGCGTCTTTCTTTTGTATGGCTTTCGGCGTCGTATATTGCGGCTATCATCAGAACTTGAACTTGAACTGGAACTACTTGAGCTACTGGAGCTGGAACTAGTGCTATCCCCCGACTTTGATTTTGATTTACCCTTGAATTTAATAATCGATTTTTTGACCTCTGCAGGTTTATATATCAAGAAATTTTCGTCATAAATTCTAGTGCCTCTTTTATCTCTCAACTCTTTCATCTTGTCTGCTTTGTGCGCGCGCATTTCTTCCAAACTTTCTTGATGCCCGTAGCAAGTGATACTGAATCGTCGCAACAATCCTTTTTGCGACAATCTATTTTTCTCTTGCACGTCGAAAAGGAATTGTGCCATGCAAAGAATTCTATCACTATAACTCTCTGCAAAAGCATTCCCGTATCCATAAAGAAATGCCAAATAAAAACTAAGCATAGTATCAATCGTCGCGACTTTAATCTCCTTCTCTCCATCATCAATCGTATTGTAGCTGTGGCATCCAATAGTCGCATAAATATAGGCAATCGTATCCTTTCCAACACGGACTTCATAATTCTCAGGTATGACTTCTCCGATGGCTGCGCGGTGCTTAATTTGCACATCTTTAATATCGTTCTCAATAAGACGCTCCTTTAATATTTCCGCAGTAGTCTTGGGGTCAGTAGAGAGAACATCAAAATCAGGCACGTTTTTGAGTTTCTTTTGTAGTTTTGCAGGCATATATTTGGAATATAACGCAACGGCGTATCCCCCAAAAAAGACCGCCGATTGATTGATTAATGTATCTTTTGTAATATTAAATATCTCTTCTACTTCGTCTGGCGAAGCCTCCATCGGCCGTTGGAACTCAATCTCGTTGCATTTGACATTTTTCATGGGATAGTGTTTATTCAAAAGGCGCAACCGCTTATAAACTTTTTCCCAACGTCCCGTATCCCCTGCAGGCCGACTCAACTCTAAATACATTGACATTCGCAAGAAATTGGGAGGGGTATACAAAATTCCATTAACACGCAATCCATCCTTTTTAAGAGCATTAAATAATTGTTTGGGTATATAGGTAATATCCGCAACAGGTATAAACTGCACGAATACTTTGTAGGTCCCAAAATGCTGTCCTGCCTTGGCTTCCACTTGTTCAAACCCCTTTTTGTGATAAATATCAGCTAATTCTTTTGCATCGTCCATTGCATTAGGAGAGAAAAAGTCATAATCAGGAATTTCTGTTTCTTCGTCATAAAATTGTTCGTCCTTAGGTAAAATATTATTAATCGCAATACCGCCATAGGGAATCAACCCCTTCTTCTTGATAAAATCTGCAACGATGGTGGTCATGGCCTGTATACTGGGCGACGAGACAACTCGTTTCGCGATCTTTTCTTGTGCTAAATCAACCGACATGCGGAGAATCGCCAATTCGCATTCTTCAAACGTCATTTTATTATTGCATATTTGTTTGGGTTTCATAATGTATATTATATTATGTATATAAAATATATTGCCGTCTTTTCTACTAAAATAAAAATTGAAACGTTTTTATGTACTATCAATATATACAACCAAAATACACCAATATGGCAACGCATCAAGATCAAGATAAAGCAGTAAGTTGGATGCTACATGCCCTCAAAATTGTGCTGGGGGATGAAAGCATCCGCAGATACATCATTTTGTATTATTGTCCTACGATAAGCAATCCGTCCAAAAAATGTATCCGCACATTTGATGCATTTGTGGAGTCAGCAAAAAAACGCGAAGAAAAAGCAAATGAAATAAGAAAATATTGCAATAAAATGAGTAGAAAAACAGACGTGGTTGTATTCACCGCATCAAACATCCAGCGAACAAAATGCGACAATGAAACACATTTTCAAAGTTATATCATCGACAATACTAAAAAAAAGTTGAGCGTCATTGACCCAGCATACAATCCAAACAATGAAGAGTACCGGGGTATTTACGCGGCAGAGATTTCATTGGATGTTATCATTCCCTGCTTTCAGAGAAAAGGGTACAAGACCGAATTTGTCTCTCTTACAACTCCAGCTCAGGTTGACGTAGGAGATGTATTTTGTCAATCTTGGACGCTATACATATTGCTTGCAAAGCTCAAGCAAAATGAATATTTTAAAAACAACACATTTGAGGTTCCCGAAGACCAGCTAGACAAGTATGACATGCTTCTCTCCTTTTATCGTCAAATCTTCATGGATATGCCAGAGTTGCGCGAGAATTTACACGTAGAATACGAGGGCGAAATCTTGGAGAGTCGCGGACCAAACAGACTTTCTAAATCAGAAAAAGAAATATTACTCAAATTTGATCCGGTTGACTTGCTGATGGGGCTAACTAAATATGAAATGAAAAACTAAACCAAATAAAAAACAAACACAAAATAAAAAGACGGGGCTAGATAGTGCCTTTTTTATGCGATTTTATATTTTGAAGCTGTATAATCCACTGGAATCGGCCAATGGACGCGCCGCATAAGACAACTTTGGATTTGGTGGCGGGGGATCGGGAATAGTCACTTGTATATATCTCAATTCAACCGGTTTCAATGAAAATGCGTGTCCTGTTGTATCAAAGAAGGCCGTATCTTCGGCAAGATTGCTATCTTGTCTTTGATATCGCATGGCGACCATTTGACAGCCTAATGCTCTAGACAATAAACTTCCAGGATTCTCAGGATTGGCACCATCATCGGGTAAAACTATTGACATATTTTGTTTGTTATATGTTTTCATTTCATCAATATCGGGCGTATATTTGACACCATTTGTAAACTTGAGTGTTCGCATAAAAACGGAATTACTTGTCATGTTAACATATTCCTTAAAATCTTTGTTTTCCATAAATGCGCTATTTGATTTATCCACGATGACAACTATTTTGCCTGCTAGGTCTAATAATGGCACATTTCCTAAATTTTTACCGGAATTTTCAAAACTATATTTCTTGCCCAATAAATAATCATTCATGCCTTCAAATAGACGAGCTATTCGCGTATACATCTTTTGATTATTACTCATGATTCGTAAATGCAAAATGATAGGATCATTTGAATTAGGTGCCGTGCTAGTAGAATATGCAAAATTTTTAAATACCGACAACACTTCAGCAAATTTGACATAGTTGAAGGTATCCTTTACATAAAAGTTGTTTCCGAGAGAAGTCGCGACAACGGGTTCATTGTTGATGGAATATATTTCAAAATCAAATCCGCGAACCCCTTGTTTAAGAAGGTCTTTCAATACACATGTAGAAACAGCGTCGTTCTCATAGTATCCAACACTACAAGCATTATAGGCTGTTTTAATGTAATAATCTTTAAAGGTGTAGGTATAATTATTAGGAGTATCCTTGATTTTACTTTGGTTCGTTGTAATGGAACTAATTTTGCCATTGAGTGATGCGTACATAGTATTAAACGATTTGCATCCGCTTGCTTCTAAATTGTTTACATAATCCCATCCCCAAATTGCAATAACTACTCCAATAGTAATTAATGCAACTACAATAGTATAAAATATCGAGTCGTCCATATCTGTTATAAATAATATATATTATATTATCAAAAATAAAAGAGTTAAATAATATTATTATATATTAATAACGACATGGCCGGAGGATTATTATCACTTATTAGTGAAGGACAACAATCCATTTTATTGTATGGAAATCCATCAAAAACTTTCTTCAAGAGTACATATTCTAAAATAACCAATTTCGGAATGCAAAAATTTCGTGTAGATTATGAAGGTGCACGAACATTGCAATTAACAGATGAATCAACGTTTACATTCAAGATACCTAGATATGCCGATTTATTGATGGATACTTACATCTCAGTAGATATGCCTAATATCTGGTCGCCAATTTATCCCCCGACACCTGAGACTGGAAATAAATGGGCGCCCTATGAATTCAAATGGATAGATAATCTAGGTGCAAAAATGATAAGCAGTGTCTCTATTACGTGCGGAAATCAAAAACTACAAGAATTTTCAGGGGACTATTTGTTGGCACAAATTGAGCGTGATTTAAACGGAACAAAGCGTTTATTATTCAATGCCATGAGTGGTTCAGATGAATCTATGACAAACCCAGGCAATAGTGGTTCACGTGTAAATTCGTATCCAAACGCGTTTTATACCGATTCAAATGCTGGACCCGAACCATCTATTCGTGGGCGCACCATTTATATTCCGCTGAATGCATGGTTTTGCAGTAAAAGCCAGCGAGCATTTCCACTCATTGCCTTGCAATACAACGAATTGCATATTCATATAACTTTTCGCCCGATAAATCAGTTGTTTACTATTCGCGACGTGTTCGATCCATTTTACAATTATCCGTATGTCGCGCCGAATTTCAATTTAGAACATATGCAAATGTATCGGTTCGTCCAACCCCCACCTGATGTTACATTAGCGGCGGCGGCATATGTTGATAAACGTGCTGTATGGAATGCGGATATACACTTGAATTGCACGTATTGTTTTCTCTCTAATGACGAATCTAGATTATTTGCGATGAATGAACAAAAGTATATATTTAAGCAAGTGCAGGAGTCTATTTTCTATAATGTGACTGGTCCCAACAAGGTTCAGCTTGATTCGCTTGGATTAGTCTCAGATTACTTGTTTTATTTCCAACGAAGCGATGCAAATTTGCGTAATCAATGGAGTAATTATACAAATTGGCCGTACAACTATTTGCCGTCTGATTTAACTTTAGCCCCGACAGACGGAACATATAATGTAACTGAATTAGACCCTAGTGGAAACCCCATTCTTGTGCCAATTGGTCCAGGTGTAAATCCCGATGGATTCCAAACAGGGTTGATGTTAACGGGTGATTATAATAGTCAAAATACACCTGCAATTTTACAGCAAATGGGTATTTTGTTTGATGGTGAGTACAGAGAGAACATGCAACCAGCCGGTGTGTATAATTATATTGAAAAGTTTACCCGTACACCTGGATATGCTCCACCTGGATTATATTGCTACAATTATAGCATGAATTCAGGTGCGTTATATAATGATAATCAGCCCGCAGGCGCAACGAATATGAACCGATTTAATACGATTGAACTGGAGTTTAACACGACGATTCCAGTTTTGGACCCGCTGGCACAAGTCCTTACTATATGCGATCCTAACTCGGGTGAGATTATCGGCATCAACAAACCAACGTGGCGAATCTACGACTACAATTTTGACTTGCATTTTTTTGAAGAACGAATAAACATGATTATCTTTGTGGGTGGTAATTGCGGATTGATGTATGCGACATAAGCAACATATTTTAGTCAAAATTCATCGGATTGTAAAAATATTATATTGTATTATTATCTTTTAATAATATAATAACGAAGAATGAATCACCAAAATATTTTAATTGGAGCATATGTATGTTATGTTATTCTTCAAATGTATGTTGTGAAAAATTATATATTAGATTGGAAGTCCTTAGTAAAAGGAAAAAATGTCGACCAAATGAATTATAATTTAGCTCATAAGCCCGAATTGGCGAATGCATTTACAAAAGAAGTCATATCTAGAATGAAGATGTTAGAACATATGAGTTATGGCGACTGGATCAATTATAACAATAAACATGCAATAGTAAAACATGGAGGTTATGAATATGACATTTCTATCTTTGAAAGAGCTGTAAATTCCCTAGAAAATTATTTAAGTAATAGTCATTATACATTAAGAGCAAATAGAAATGTAGAACATTTAGGATTATCAAATGCAGATTTAATCAGACAAACAAATTATGCTTTTTTATTTAGCTTATTTCAACCAAATGCTGATTTTCTTGAAACTATTTATAAAGGTCCACGATATGAAGATAACAACAACATATATGCGCATTATACGATGGACTCTAATACCTATCGTGCGGTAAAAACGAATGTTATTACTGGTGTTTGGAAAAAAGAATTAGATAGTGAACGTGTTTTTGAAGGTGTTATATTACTTGAATATAGCTTAATAGACGTAGAAATACAATATTCAAATAAATATTATGAGTTTATGGAGATGCCATTTATTGTAATGGTTAGTGTAGGAACTATATTAGCATCGCTACTTTTATACCACTCTTCCGGTCAAAATAATTTTTGGATGTCATTATTATTTTTATCCATCTTAAATATTTATATAGCAACATTTATAAATACAAGAGAAGGCGTGACTACACTAGACGTAGAGAACAATAAAGTAAAAGATATAAATGATGGTATATTAAGTATATCATTTTTGGCGGCAGTAAATATATACATATTGCAAACCTTGAAAGAAATAAAAGACCATCGTAATTTACA